TCCATAACTGCTCTCTTTGTTGAGCGAGTTGTTGCAATCTTTCTTGTAAGTTCATAAGTTAATAAAGTTTTTTTCCAGCAGTTATTGCAGCATCAATAGCTGTAAAATCTTCTGATGTCCAGATAGATGTTGAACCATCTAACTTTTTGTAAGCTTTAATAATCTCGAGATGCTCTACATTTCTTTTAATTTTGTCTTTAAAATCAGCATCAGTTTCATTTGATTCCTGAGCAGTACCGATAACAGTTACGCTATCGCCAGCAGCAGAGAAAATTGCTGCGATTTCATCTGTGGTTCTTTCTTCCATAATTAAAAATTAGGTTACTTTTAGTTTACCCTGCTTCGAGGGCTGTGACTTTTGCGGATAACTCCTGTACCGCTTTTACTAATGGCATAACAAACATTTCGTATGAAATACCTTGTAAGCCACCTTCTGTTTCTTGAGTCCAACCATTAAAATCTGTAATATTATGCTTATCTAAAGCTGCTTTAACTTCCTGTGCAACAAATCCATACATTTTTTCTTTATAACTACTATCGTCTATCCATTTGTATGTAACTGTTCTTAAATCATTTATGAAGTCTAAACCACAATCCTCATTTGTAAGTATATCTTTTTTTAGCGAAATATCAGAATTTCTAGTAAAAGTAGCGTTTGAGGTAAAAGTATTTATAACAACGTTTCCTGACTTACCAAAACGAAATGTATCATCTGACCCTGACTCGACATGGTTGCCAATAACTATTCTGTTACTAGAGTTACCATCAGATACCTGTGCTGTGTCTCCTATGCAAATATTATTTGTGCCAGTAATAATATTAGACCCAGCAACATAACCCAGGAGAGTATTACTTCCACCAGAAGTAATTGAAAAGCCAGCAGCAATACCTATTGCAACATTTTGACTAGCCGATGTAGCAGTTCCTAAAACATTTATGCCCACTGCAACATTTTCTTGTCCTGTAGTATTTGCATCTAAAGCTTGAGCGCCTACAGCTACGTTAGAATGACCAGTTGTGTTTACTGTTAAAGCATCATTACCTAAAGCGGTGTTATTAGACCCAGTTGTGTTTTGATCCAAAGCTTGATCACCTACAGCAGTGTTAGTAGCTCCTGTAGTGTTAGATTGCAATGCACTTCTTCCAATCGCTACATTTTCTGAAGCAGTTGTATTGGAATCTAATGCACCTAAACCAATAGCTACATTATTATTACCAGTTGTGTTAACTAACAGTGCATCTTTACCTACTGCTACACAACTCGTGCCAGTTGTGTTTGATAATAAACAATGATTACCAACAGCAGTGTTGCTATCAGCTGTGTTATTAAATAAAGCACCTTGACCAACACCAGTATTGTAATTTCCAGTTGTGTTTGCTCCTAATGCGTGTTCCCCTACTGCTGTATTATTATTTCCAGTGGTATTAGAATCTAAAGCATTTCTTCCTACAGCAACAAGAGAAGTTCCAGTTGTGTTAGATGTAAGGGCTTGATATCCAACGGCAGTATTATTAGATGCAGTAGTATTTGATTGTAATGTTGACGTTCCAAGTGCAGTGTTGTTAGACCCTGTTGTATTTACATTTAACGAAGCGTCACCAAACGCTACATTTTCTGTACCTGTAGTATTTGAACCTAAAGTTGTATAACCTACTCCTGTATTAAATGAACCAGTAGTTGTTGCATCTAAAGATAAAGAGCCTACTGCTGTGTTTCTAGTTCCAGTTGTGTTTACATTTAAAGCAGATAAACCTATGGCTGTACAATTACTTGCCGTTGTATTATCTGCTAATGCACCAGAACCTACAGCTACGTTACTAGCACCAGAAGTATTAGCTGTTAGTGCATTTTTACCGATAGCAGTATTATTTCCACCAGAAACAGTAGCATCTAAAGCACTTTCTCCAAGAACAGTGTTACCAGCAACAGAGTTTGCACCTTTACCTATATTTATACTATTAATTGTTCCATCTAAAGGAAAAGCAGGTGCGCCAGCAAGACTGAATAAATTTATATGAGCATTATTTGAAGTATTTCTTAGCTGCATCATACTAGTATTAGTATTAGCAAAATATTGACTTGCGTAGTTTGTAGATGGTGCAGATGAACCAGAATTATTACTTGAAATCGCTAGAAGAACATTATTTATATCAGCCCTGACGTTAGCTCCTGTGGAGTTATCTATAACATAATCGTGTTGAGCCATTACCTAATCCAATTTTTATTTAAGTATATCTTAATTTAACACTAACTACCACGACCAAAACCAACAGCAGTATAACTAAATGTTTTATTTTGTACAGCATTACCTGCATTAGTAAATTTTATTGTAAAACCACTACCAGAAATATTAGTTAATTCAAATTTATCAGTACCACCTAAATCATTAGCAGTAATACCAATACTAGGCAGTTGTGAACCTGCTGCAACAGCAGTACCACTAGCACCTGTAAAGAAAGCATGATCAAAGGTAACTGCAAGTCCAGAAGATGATGTGCCAGAACTAATATTAGATTTTTGTTCTGTTCTTCTATCTAATTCTGCTGTATAACCTAATTCATCTATTTCTATACTTTGTGCAGGGTCATCACTATCCATTTCACATCTAAATTTAAATCCTCTACCTATGTGCGTACCATTTGCAAAAGTATTGAATGTTTTACCTGTAAAATCACTATCTTGATAACTTGAACCATTAGAAGGAGCAGCAGTAGTTGTAGCAACTAATAATTTTGCGTTAACATCAAATGCAGTAGCAGCATCAAAATCTGTCCATGTATCTATATTTGCTGATCTCTTATCAATTAAATCATTAGGATAGAAACCCTGTGTAACAAAATGTCTGGTTAATCTTAGTGGGTGTGTAGAACCTAAATCTAAAATATTTGCAAAATCATAAGTACCACCTGTTATGTCAACAGCACCTAAGAAATCAAAATCAGCAATGGCATCAAAATCAGTAACAGTATCTAATGTTTCTAATGAACCAAGAACAAGCCCATTTACATCATTACTATAAAAACAATCTACTTTTGTACCACCAAAAGGAGGTGAATCTGTATCTTCTCTATCTGTAAAAGTAACAAGTTTTGGAAATGGGTCAGGGTTAGTAACAACCACAGATGCTTCACCAGAACTTAACCTACCGCCATCATCACGAAATTTTAAAATATACTCACCATCAATTGCTGGAACAAGCGTTTCGCTAACAGATCCTGGCAATCTGGGGATTATGTCAACAGAATTTGTAAAAGTACCAGTACCATCTGTTAAATTACTATGTCTTACAACTACGTTACCGCCATGTAAAACATCAACGTCTGTAGATTGATCAAAACGCAAACGTAGTAATTGATCTGATACTGGTTCTACAAGTAGACCTGTAACATCAGCAGGTACAGCAGTTTTACCAACTGCATCAAAAGTTAATGTTGTAGCTTGTACGCTTGGTTCAAACAATGCATTATAACTATATACTTCAAATTCATATGTACCAAGTTCAGTATCGAATATTTCAAAAATAGGACTTTGTACAATTGTTGTTTGAAAACCACCATTATTAAACTTATGTTTTACAGAATATTGGGAAACACCTGCTACTGGTTGCCATGAAACAATTAACTTACTTACTGCTCTATCACCAAGAACAATAATTCTTTCTTCACCTGCAATATTACTTGGTGCTGGTTTTAATTCTATAAGATTTGATATGACAGGAATAGTTATTGCTGCACCATCTTCTACAAATGCATACTTATCAGGATTATGAAACATTGCTGCAATTGTAAATAAATTATTGTCTTCTTTAACAGAAATAACCTTAAAATCTTCTGTTTCAGTAGTTGCTCTTAATAGTAACCACATTCCATTAACTTGTGGTGCAGAACTATATGCACTATCAACTGTAATAACAGAACCAGATATTGTAGATATTGTTTTAGTCTCAAGTGTGCCATCAGTAAGAATTACTGATAACTGATCACCAGAAGCTGCCTCTGTTGGTAAGTCTTTTGTATTATCTACAGTTATTTGTGTAGTTGTAGCTGCTGATATTCTTCCTGACCTTCTTACACCACTGCGTACAGGATCTTGTATTGTAATAACATCTCCTGGTCTTATTAATGAGCCTGCATCTGCTGTAGTAGTAAATGCAACTGTCTCAGTTTCATTGTTTTGTGTGTAAAGATGCCACAAACCCATTCTTCTAGCTTGTGCTTGGTCACTACACCCTATTGCTTCTATATTTTTTACAACAACTCCATATTTCGATTGATTTGCAGAAGTGTCCTCAACAGTTTCATATTCATATGTTCTAGTTTCATTTTGAAAATATTTAACATTTACCACTGTATCTTTTGTTGTTTGACTTACTCCTGTATAAACAAAACCATCTTCTAACACATTTGCATATGAAAAGAAATAACTACTTGTTGTTGGTCTGTCTTGTGAAAGTGTTATCTTACCATCTTCGTAAAATAAACTTGCTCTCATTATTGAAGCTATTTTGTTTAGTAATGTATAAGCTTGATGACTGCTTTGTATGACAATATTGCAACTAAATCTAGGTGATGTTCCACCTTGTCCATTATTTATAAGAGTAGAGTTATATTCTGAGGCAGAATAAAAAGCATATTTGTCTACTTGATCTTCAGTAACAAAATCACCAAAACCTGCCCTTGTTTCTGTAATGATGTCATATAAAACCCAAGCTGGATCATTACAATATTCTTTTGTTGTTTTCAATGTGCCGTTAAAAGAACCACTAAACGACAAACTACCATCAGATCTTACAGTTGCGTTATGTGGTATTTTTACTAATCTTCCACGAACTCTATAAGTACGTCTTGGTATAGATCTAAAAATTTCAGAATCAAAACGTAAAGCAGCAAGCGCAGTGTTGTTATATGTTGATGGATTAAAAATAAGCTCAGTTATTGATGTAAGTTCAAATGAATTTTGCAATAAATTGTCAGTGCTATCTTCTGTTATTCTTGTAACAGTTACTGTCAATGGAAAATCAGAACTTTGTATATCATCAGGCAAAAATATTATATGATCTTTAAAATAAGGTGATGTGCTTTTACCTTGTACTAAAGCACCAGTAGTAGTATTACTTGGTAATGTGCCACCACCGCTTACAGAAGGTATTATTTTTTTTAAGGTTGTACCTGCCTGATCTTTAACCTCAATATTATAATTAACAGTAGTACCTGATATATTCCCATCATCTTCAATCTTCTGTAATCTAGGAAAACCTATCGTTACTCTAATACCTTCAGTAGATGTATCTGTGATAGTTACTGTTTGTGGACTTGCAACACTAACAGTAACACCCACAGTTCTATCTCTTTCTGTTTCTTTTAACCCTGGTATTCTTGTTTGTGAAGACTTACCAAAACGTGGTATAAATCTTGGTCTATTTGAATCAGCAGTACCAAAATTAAAGTCAGTATCATCAGGATTTGTATTTGGTGCTGTTTGTTTTAATACTTGTGTATTGTTTAAAAATACATCTTTTAAACTAGTCGTGTTGTAATCATTTGTGCCTTGAGTATGTCCAGCATCTATAGCAGAAGGAAAACCTGCAATCTCACCTTCTGCAATAACATCTAATAAAGTTACAAACTGACGAGAACCAATCTCGCCTTCTTTCATCTCACTGTCGTAATATCTTATATTGAGCTGACCCTCAACATCATTTTGTTTGAATCTAAGACTATTAACATCATTAATATCACTTGGGATAGTCATAATTAATCCTTAAATACAGGGGCAGTATCAGTACCAGATGAAACTACTATAGAGCCAGTAAATACTTCACCATATATCAAAGGCATGCAAACACCACTACGAGATACGTTTTGTATACCACTAAATGAATAATTAACCCTTGCATCTGTTTCACTTAATCCTGATGCTACATCACCTACATTTGGCTGTTGCTGTGGAAAAAGCATATTTGCAGCACCACTTATAGCCATTGATACTCCAATAGTCGTCAAGGTAGCACCAATTGTTGCCAGAATAGTACCTGCGGTTGCAACAGCAGTTACAGCAGCACCACCACCTATAAACAATGCTGGTATGAACCACCATGCACCAGAAACAATTGGAATTATTCTTATTTCACCTTCACTATGAACTAACAAATCATCTTCGGTTTTTACAACGTCATTGTTAATTGTTATACGATACATATTACTTTTTATATGTTCATCAATATCAGGATAATTACAAACTAAATATTTATAAACATCTTTCATATTCTTAACATCTGCATAATTAACATGCCAGCCAACTAATTCTGCTAATCTGCCATATACTTTTATTTTACGTAAACCTTTTTCATCTTCTGTTTTTTTCCTATCTATAAATTTATCTTTTGTAAGCATTGGTTTATGTATTTTTGGTTTTAGTTCTATACATTCATCATCTATAGGATTGAATATAAACCAAGGTAATCCAATAAAATCACAATATTTTATATCATCTTCTGATGCGGTTAAATCGCCATTAGGATGCGAATGACATATATATAATACAGTTCCAGTTTCTTCTGCTTTTGCATAATCTTCTGGATCAATCGTAAAACTATTAATACCTTCAATAGCTATATTTTTACATGGAAAATATTCTTGTTTACCATCTACATTTATAACTAAACCACAACTCTCATTAGGTAATAATGTTTTAGCATGGTGTAATGCTTGTTCTTGCCAAGTGTTCATGCAAACGTACCAACAGATGGAAAATCTTTTCTTGTAATTATTCTCTTAGGTGCATTACGATTTTGCAAGTCTAAAGATGATGTACATTCAAATTCTACAAAATCTTTACTTTCTACAATTTTTCTGTCAATAAAAAATGTTTGATTTTCGTATGTATTATTAGCAGGTGTGCCATAAGGATTTGTTCCTGATTCAAAATTAGCATTGTCTAAGTAACGCAACATCGTAACTTTTCGTACAAATTTAGCACCATTAAGATCATTTTTAGGGGTAGTTAGGTTTGCTTGAGTCATTAAAGCAGTAACAGTAGACAATATATTGCTAATTCTTAATGTAGGTCTTGGTCTAGATGATTTTGTTGCTTGATATTCAAATCCATTTGCTTCTATTGGTATGCGTGTATATGTATTTCCTTGAAAAACAACATTAAATGTAGTGTTCATATTAATACCATTATGAAATCTACTTACATCACTACTGCCATGTAATGCAGCTACAAGATGTATTTCAAACAATTCAATTTTTGCACTTGGATTTGCCTTTTGTAGCTCTTCTGTAGGTATAGCCATTATGGTTCAAAGACCTCCTCAAAAG